TTTTGTAGTTGTACCTTATTCTGGCAGCGGAAGTACTACTAAAGGCTATGTTGGCAAAGACGCCGATACTGTTTTTACAATTACTTCACGTCAAGCCGCATTAGAGGAAGATGGATCTAAATGTATCGCCTTTTCAGAAAAAGGTGAATTAGGTTTTAGATTTGTTGACGCAATCATCACCATTAATGCTAACTACGCCTTAACAAATGATTTACGTTCTACTGTAAATAACCTCTCTACTACTACCGAGTGGAATAGTAAATTCAAAGGCTCTGTAACTTATGTTGGAAATGGTTCTAATCAAACTATAGATATGTTTGAAGAGGCTGTTGCTAACTTTAGTAAGTAATACAATTATGTAAGAGCTGGTTGGCATCCTTATAGTTGTCAAACAGCTCTTGCTGATCTCTTCCAGTAATATTTAAATTCACACTAAACTTCTTATTTTGTAGATTTTGAAATTCAGGTATCTTCATACCTATTTTAATCTTATCATTTAAATAATTTAAATACTTGTCAACCACTTCTATATTTTTTATATCTTTTACTACACCAGGTTTTAATTGAGTACAACCCCATAGTAGGTGATTTGTAATCTCTGGTTCTTTGTTGTTACCTATATTGTTGAATACATTATTGCCAGGTAACTTATCTAATATATTAATAAACTGACCTATACGTGTATTAAAGTCTATTGCAATTAATTTATTGCCTGATATGTGAAAGTCAGGTCCTGCAAAGTACATATCTTTTACTTTTAATTTATCAACTATGGTCTGTACAAAACCATACATTATTTTATGTTGTTCTTCATCTACTTCACTCACAGGTATAGACCATACTGCCATATCTTTTGCAATATCACTTTTCTTACTGATTGAATGTTGTTCTATAGGATTTTTATGAAAGTCTAATATATCGCCATACTTTACTTTAGCATTTCTTACATAGAATAAGCAATCTACTTTACCATCTTTAACATGACCATAAGGTGCAATAGATGGTTCTTCAGACCAATAATATTTCTGTGCCATAATCTTACAAGGTACATTATTAAAATTTTCATTTTGTATACCTTTCTTGTTTATCTCAAAAAATTTATTATTGTGTTCTAGTTTAGTTAGATGATCTAAAAAATGATGTTTGTTATTCCATCTTCTATATTCTATAGTAGGAACATTTTGTTCAGATTTAGGATAGAAAGAATTACTGCCTGTACCTATATCTGGTTTTGTAAAAAACTCATCGCCATCAAATACGTCTAGTTGACTATGAAAGGTAGGTGTTATACTTCTAGGTACATTATGACCTAGACCTATTGTTCTACAGAAATCATCCATCTTTTGTTTATTTGCAAAGATTTCAGCTGCAAAGGCAGACAAATTTTGTATGCCATAGTAACTTTCTAATTGTGCTTGTATAGGAAATAAATTTTCTGATACACAATATACTTTATCACAAGATAAAACTTTTTGTGTAATTTCTATTATATCAAACTTCTTTGATACAACTAAATCATCTACGTGTTCTATGAAAGGTTTGTAGCGATCGCCTGACTTGTTTGGCACCACATCACAAACCAATGTGATGTGGTTATTTAAATTCGCTGTGATAAGTCCTTCGGACTTGTTAAGACTTCTTTTATGTGATAATATAATTACACTCATCCATAATATATATGGTTAAATTATTCTCCGTCAACTTCAACATTAAAGTCGTATGCTTCGTTTCGCTGAACTGGCATTTCAACTTCTTCAATTAGATCATCAATATCACCTAATTCTTTTCTTCTTTTATTCCATTGTTCGTACATGTCAGCGCTGCCAAACTCTCTTACTATAACAACATGTTTGCTGTCTAGGTTTAAAAAACCAAGTTTGCCAGTACAAAATGAATCATCATTTTCTATGTGATTGTCTAAAACATCGGTATCAACATTTACTGAAGATGAATGATTAAAAAACTCCTCAATGGATCCAAATGTTTTATCTTTGTCTTTATTATTTAATTGCCATTTTTTTATAACTTTTGTCATTAGTTAAACTCCTCATTCTTATTTTCTTGTCCCCACAATTCTGTATCTATTGGAGGTATTGTTACAACATTAGTGCCTGGTTGAGCATTTATAAATTCGCCTGCTGCTTCTTCTTCCGACACATGAAAATCTACTCTTGGTAATAGCTCTCTAACTCTTTTCCACTCATTATATTCATTAATAGTTTTAAATCTTCTACATGTAATAACTGTCTTTTTATCTGCAAGTAGATATGAGTCAAATGCCTCTACATTTTTTAGATTATTTTCTTTATGTTTTTTTATATCTTCAGCGTCTATAGCTCCTGTGTAAAGACTATCAAAAAAGTCTTCTGGATTTTCAAAAGTCTGTGTAGGAACAGCAGTATTTTTGTATCTCCATTGTGTATCTATAGTCATTTTTTTACCTTCTTTAGAATAATACTATTATTTATACGTATAAATAATACTATGGCAGCAACAGCTAACTATAATATAGATCAAGGAACCACTTTCAGTTCAACTGTAACCGTAAAAGATAACAGCGGAGATCCGTTAGATTTAACGGGTTATACGGCAACTGCAAAGATGGCTTTGGGATATAGTTCCACAAGAACGAGAACAGATTTAACTATTGTGTTTGATAGTACTAGAACATCAGGAAATGTTACTATGTCACTAACTGCAACACAAACGGCTGCTTTAGAAGCGCCTGCAAGATATGTTTATGATTTAGACATAACAGATTCTTCAGGTACAGTAACAAGAATAATTGAAGGTCTAATTACAACTAGACCTAACGTATAATAACAAGGAGAAATACAACATGAGTAGTGAAAATATCAACTCAACAACAGCACCTGCGACAGAACCAACTTTTACTATAGACGGTAAAGACTATAAAAGAAGTGAATTGTCAACTAAAACGTACAATTCTATCATAGTAAGACAAGATTTACAAGCAACTAAAATTAAACTATCTTTAGAGTTAGAAAAGATTGCAATTTTACAAGCTCACTATGATAATGCTATCGCAAACGAATTAGGTATTGAAATTAAAAAACCAGAACCTAAAGTAGAAGCTGAAAAAGAAAAAAAGTAGTAGATAATACATAATTGTAATTGATTTAGATACCTTAATTATTATAAATATTGTTATAACAACACAGTATTAACAGGTAAAAATGTCAAACAATATTACTGCAACGTATAGTACAGGTACTAATACAACTGCTACAATTAATAATAATACTACAGGACCGAAAAACGTTTCTGTAACTTCACCATCGGTCGCTCAACTTCAAAGTAACGTTAATAAACTTACTGGATTGAGTGATGTAAATGCGGCAACGCTAGACGATGGTGCAATGATTCAATATGATGATACGAGTAAAAAATTTGTAACGAGAACTGAAATAAAAACTGAAAGTGGTAATTTAGTATTAAACGGTGGCACATTTTAATAGGGAGAATTAAATGGCAACAATTATAAAGATTAAACGAACCACGGGATCATCGGCACCGTCAGGTCTGGCGCAAGGGGAACTTGCTTACGTTTACGATACATCAGCAGCCAGTACAGGCGCTGGTGGTAATGGTCTACGATTATTCATTGGAGATCATACATCAACATCAAACGCCGCAATAGAAATCGGTGGTCAATATTATAAACTTTTATTAGATCACGCACATGGTACACTAACAGCTTCATCTGCTTTAATAGTAGATTCAAATAAAGCAATAGACGAATTACTAATAGGTAATTCTGCTACAGTTGGTGGTACAATAAAATTCAACGAAGGTACTAATAACGGTTCACACTTTATAGCACTTAAATCTCCCAATAGTGTTGCAAGTAGTTTAACGTTTACTCTACCTGGTACAGATGGTTCTAGTGGTCATATATTAACTACAGACGGTTCTGGTAACCTATCGTTTGCTGCTCCAGCGTCAAGTCAATTTACAATTGCTGCTGATAGTGGTTCAGACGATACATTTAACACTGGCGAAACTTTAACACTTGCTGGTGGTACTGGTATTGATTCAACAGTATCTAACAACCAAGTTTCATTTGCTATAGACGCTACTGTTGCTACTTTAGCAGGTACACAAACTTTTACAAACAAAACTTTAACATCTCCTAAGATAAACGAAGACGTAGCATTAACTGCTACTGCCACAGAGTTAAACTTACTAGATGGCGTTTCTGGATTAGTACAGGCAGACTTTACAAAATTAGCTGCCGTAACTTCTACTGCAGCTGAATTAAATTTACTAGACGGAGTTACTGGTCTAGTTCAAGCAGACTTTACTAAATTAGCTGCTATTGACGCTAGTGCAACAGAATTAAATTTACTTGATGGTATTACTGCAATTGCTGATGAAGACAATATGGCTTCAGATAGTGCAACGGCACTTGCCACTCAACAATCAATTAAAGCATATGTTGACTCACAAGTAACAGCACAAGATTTAGATTTTCAAGGTGACTCTGGTGGTGCATTAAACATTGATTTAGATTCTGAAACAATGACAATTGCTGGAGGAACTGGTATTGATACATCTGGTTCTGGTAACACTTTAACAGTTGCAATAGACTCTACTGTTGTTACAAAAACAGGAACAGAAACATTAACAAATAAAACACTAACAAGTCCTACATTAACTACACCTAGATTTGCTGACGATGGCTTTATTGCTGACGCAAGTGGTAACGAACAAATACTATTTCAACAAACTGCAAATGCCGTTAACGCAATAGAAGTTACAAACTCTGCTACAGGCGATGGTGTTAAAATAGGATCTGCTGGTGACGATACAAACATTAACATTATACTTGATCCAAAAGGTTCTGGTACTGTTGATGTTAATTCAAGTAGAATAGTAAACGTAACTGATCCATCTGGCGCACAAGACGCTGCTACAAAAGCATACGTTGATAGTGTTGCAAATGGTTTAGACGTAAAAGCTTCAGTTAAGTATGCTTCAACAGCAAACATTGCTGGTACATACAATAACGGTGCAGGTACAATTACTGCAGGATCAAATGGCGCATTATCAATAGATGGTGCAACACCAACTGCTAGTGATAGAATTTTATTAAAAAATCAAACAGACGCAACTGAAAATGGTTTATATTTAGTTACAACTGTTGGTTCAGGCTCTGCCGCATACGTATTAACAAGAACACCAGACGCTGACGCAGCGATTGAAATAACTGGTGGTGCTTTCGTATTCGTAGAAGCTGGTACTGCAAATGCTGACAATGGTTATGTATTTACACACAACGGTACTCCGACATTAGGAACAACTGACATAACAGTTGAACAATTCTCTGGTGCTGGTCAAATATCTGCTGGTGCAGCTTTAACTAAATCAGGTAATACAATAAATGTTGCTGTAGATGATACTACAATTGCTGTTGTATCAGACGAGTTACAAA